GGCATGCCCCCAGCAGGGAGTGGGAATGAAAGTTAAGAACAAGCCTTGACACAGTTTAAATTACACCCCCTACCATACTGGGTGAGCAACCATTTTGTTCGGCATGTTCATGCTCAGCCATTCGTTTCCACATCTAGACCAGATATTACTGGCTCCAAGGTATCACGTCACGATATGCGTCAAGATGATTTGGTCAACTTGCAGCTATCCCTCAACGCTCAGGAGATTATCAATATCTCCAAGCTGAGACTCTGCAACAAGGCATCCTACGAGACAAGAAAGATATGGATACAAGTGATTGAAGAGTTGAGGAAAATCGAACCACGTCTTGTTTCTGCTTGTGTCCCACAATGTATCTATAGAGGATTCTGTCCTGAACCAAAATCATGTGGAAAGACACAAACAAATGTTTTTCCTATTTATAGAGAAAACTACGAACATTTATTTCTAATCGGTGAACGTATAAAATTAGACTATGAAATATCCAAAATTTAACGTCAATGAATTTGTCGGTGGGCACTTCGAGTACACCACTCCATGCCCATTCGGCATTCAAGGCAAGTACACCCATGAAATACTGATGGTAGGTAGCCTTGCTTGCCAGCGATGCGAGCACTTCCGAGGTATCAACAAAGAAGATGGTATCGTATCTTGTGGAATCGAATAGTTTTAAGAGTGCAGCCTATCTGCATTCTTCTTAATAATTAATCAAATTTTATATATGAATACAAAGAAAATCTCAATCATTCAGCGTATCAAGGAGAAGTTCCTTGGTAAGCAGTTCTTTATTGCAGTAATCGCTAACAAGGGAACCAGTTCCTACTTCGTCAACTCTACCATCTACCGCTCAGAGAAGGAGGTGAAGGCTTACAAGAAATACATCACCACAGACGAGCGTATGAAACAGAGCTTCGATTTCGTAGGCTATTACGGTTTCCGTTCAAAGTTCGACTTCCGCATTCCTCTTAGCGGAAAGCCAGTATCAGTTGAAGAGGCAAAGAAACTGGCAGAGAAGTAGTATGGGAAAGTTGATAGACCTTACTGGACAGCGTTTCGGCAGATTACTCGTCTGCCGAAAATCTGATAAAGAGAACCACCAGCATGGTGCGTTCTGGATATGCAAGTGTGATTGTGGCAGGGGTTGTACGGTTCTAGGTTCTGCTCTTCGTGACGGACGAACCAAATCATGTGGCTGTTACCGCTCAGAGCGAGCATCTGCCATCATCACCAAGTATGGCAACCGCAATGGCAGACCAAAGCGGAAAGAGAAAGTTAACGGATAATATACATTTTATCACTTTTCATATTATATTTGCAACATGAAATTCAAGTATTTAATAGATAAAGTCAATGGTTTCAGGCACCGCAACGTTTTTGTGGTACTGGACGGAAGAGCCAACTCGGTCACGCTCTCCAAGGGCATCTATGACCATATCATGCAGAAGGAGCGAACAGACAATTCCATCTTCGTGTTCAGGTTATCTGACCGAGGTACATACGGATTCTGCATGCGTGAGGACTGGGAAGAACTTCGCAAAGCCAACACCACCTTCGCTCAGCTTCAATTTAATCAGAAGTATAAGAAGGTAGGTTTCAGAAGTGACTACCCTTCCATCACCGCCATCCTTGATGAGTACAACCTTCCTCTCAACAGAATGGTTCGCCTGACTTGCATCCCACGCAAGTCACAAAAAGGAGAACCCTATTACGAAATCATGCGACCGAACTCAAATTTAATCACATGGCAACAAGACAAGAAGTAATACTCAAAGGGCTTACCCACTCTCCATCCGACTACGATTGTCAGGATGGGGAGTTGGCAACCTGCCTCAACCTCATCAACGAGGATGGGGCACTCCACCCTATTCAGCAGCCGATAATAGTAGAGAGTAGCAAGAATATCACCATACACCAATATAGTTCAATAGAACTGGTTCATAAGGTGACACACAATCAGGCTATTCACTCCCACTATATCATACGTACCTCGGACCCGAAAGATAGGGAAAGATGGGGATGGATAGAGCAGGATTCAGCAGATGATACACCTACAGAGTTCCTGCTTGGCGATGATTTCCACGTCAACTCTGTTTGCGCCATCGGAAACGTCTTATGCTTTGTTGGTATTAAAACTACCAAATATGCTATATGGAAGACTGGTTCTTATCTTATTTTCGGAAAAGATGATTTGCAGTTTGGTATTGAGATTGCCAACACTTATCATCAAGACCTTACCTTAAAGGTAGAAGCTGGAGATGATTTCTACAAATACTTTATTGTAGAGGATGGAAATCTCAATTTGTACTACAATACAAGTGCTATTGGTACGAGGAAGATGTTTACAGACCTTGATGCGATTGCCAACAAGAAACTTGCAGAACTCGGAACAGAGTATCTCAAAAGAAATGTTTTCGGTGTGGCTGCTCTTCGTCTTTACGATGGTACATACATCAATATATCAAACCCTTTTGTTCTTCCTAGTGCAGAGTCTAACGCTGTTTCAAGAAAGATAAACATATACAAAGACCCAGTAAAACCTGATGCTCCAAACGGAAAGACTATAACATCAGGTGTCGGCATCAACAAATACACCATAGAAATTAGAGAAGTTGGCAACTTGCAGCAATACGAGGATATTGTTCAGGGAGTTGATATATTCCTCACCAATGGCGAAAGTTTCTATCAGATAGATAAATCTTATAAAATAATCCGTACTGCTGATTATGGAGATATAGACTACGTGCTTTTGGATGATATGAACGCAAGAGACGTTCACGACACCATCGGCAATATGCCTTTCTATCATTCGATATTCATTCCTCTTAGTGAATTTGAACATCCGAAAGTTGTTAAGAGGCCAACGCAAGCAGAGGAAAACATTTCTCTTGCCGACCTCAACCGAATAGCATTTGGCGGCACTACTGCTATTACATACAATAACAGACTGCACATCGCTGGCATCAGAAAGAACATAGATTCCAGTTTGGTTCGCCAACCATACGGCTACAAGAATGAAGAATATCTTACTGCCATATACGAGATTCCGACAAACAACGGAACATACTATCTGAACGGATATATTGGTAACTATCAGGATATTATCGCTGTGCCAATTAGTGATGTGAAAGAGATTGTCGTTTACGAAAAACGCACATCTGGGTATCGTAAAAAACGTTTTAAATTATATAGCCCTTCTAATTTTGGCTTGTCATTTTTCGTGCAAACTCTAACTGGAGGTATTGATGATATTATGGGAGGCGATTGGTATGATATTACGGAATCAGACTGGAATGCAATCAAGCAGAAAGCAGATAGTTTTGCCGCATCAAACTCAGATGATTCTTACCAGCCTTCACTTATCAGAGTGAGCGAAGCTGAGAATCCTCTAGTCTTCCCTGCCAAGAATAGTGTTCAGGTTGGCTCATCCATCGTTAGTGCAATGGCAGCAAATACCCGACCAATCAGCGAAGGTCAGTTTGGCGATGCACCACTCTACGCTTTTACCGATGAAGGTGTTTGGGTATTGATGCTTGGAGAAGAAGGAACCTATATTGCCCGACAGCCAGCCAACAGAGATATTTGCTCTAACCCTAAGGGTATATTGCAGATTGATGATGCAGTTCTGTTCCCTACCGAGCGAGGCATCATGATGCAGCGAGGACGAGAATCTGAGTGCATTACCGATGTATTGGATGGCTTTCCATTCGACTTCACTCTAATATACAGCTATTCCAAGAAAAATCAATACTACCCTATCTCTATTCTTGAACTACAAGATTTTGAAGATGGAGAAGTAGCCTATGTTAGATTCAGGAAGTATCTGAAAAATGCCGACATGATTTACGACTATTACGATAGCCGTATCATCGTCTTCAATCCTAGCTATGGCTATGCGTATGTGTATTCCCTGAAAAGCAATTTGTGGGGAACGATGGTGAATGTGTTCGCCAAGCGAGTTAATAGCTACCCTGAGTCATACGCTATCAACGGTGCAGGAAAGATTGTTAATGTTTACGTTGAAGAACCGAGCGACAACATTCCTTTCTTTTTCTGCACACGACCATTAACGCTTGGTCAGGGAGATAGCCATAAGACAATGTTTACTTGTCTTATCCGTGGTTATTGGACGTGCGACTCCAGAAAATCTAACGGACAGATTCTTTTTGGAAGCAACGATATGAAACATTGGTTCTATATCGGTTCTTCTATAGACAATAGTCTTAGAAACTTAGTTGGCTCTCCATACCGCTATTTCAGAGTTGCCGTCATTGGTAAGATGAACGCTGATGAAAGCATCAGCAGCATTTCTACTGCTTTCCAACCAAGATGGCAGAACAAACTTAGATAAATATTTTTTTTACTATTTTCTATAATTACAATAAAGGGTAGCAGTCCGTGATGGATAGCTACCATTGCTTTATCTTAGCCTTAAACGACTAACCTAAAATGGATGCAAAGCGATTCTTGCTCTACCAGCCGAGCGGTTGCTGGCATCCTTAATCTTCTTTTTCTTATCCTCAGCCAGTGCCCAGAATCTATCAGCACCATCAGGATAAACAATCATTAACCACTCATATAAAGACTGGTTCACAATATAATCGTGAATGTATACCGTCATGGTATGCACACTTGTCTTCGAGAATCCACTTGGCATTCTCATGGCTAGATAATAAGCATCCTCATCATTTGTCGGGGAACCTATACACTCTTCCCACTCATTGGAATCAAAGCCACCTCCAAGCATTTCCATCTTGGTATATCGGAAAAGCATTTCCTTGCAGTCTTCTACCGCTGAGTCAAGAATCCTTGCCAGTTTATCCCGATTGCCATCCTCGCCCACATCATAGATGTTATGAATCAGGTGTGAATCCTCTACAGAACTAGAGATTGAATCCGCATAGGCAGCAGCCGTATTTTTGATGTCAAACACCAGTTCCTTCTTCTGAAGCTCTATCATTACCTTATAACCAAGATTGCATGTTCTGCATTCTTTCATACTCACCTCCTTCCTTATTCGTTAGGAGCCGTTCTGCTTGGTCTCTCACGTCTGTTGAAGGTCTCATGCAGATTCTTGATAGCTGTTACAGACAATTCCGAATAAGTCTTCGCATCGTTAGGATTGGTAATAACGAACCAGTCCATCAGAGCCTTGTTGATAATGTAGTCATGGATAGAACTTGTAAGTGCATCCTTCAAAGCAAGCGGATAATTGGATGGAAGAGATAGATTGATTGTAATATTTGTATCGCCATCAATTAACTCGTTAGATGCAGTTGTACCGCTACCGGTTCTTACCGATTCACTTAACTCCACAAGCAGTTGACTATACGCATTCTGAATGCTACGCAAAGCCTGATTCTTGTCTTCTTCATCATCACTTGCCTGAATATTGCTGGCAGCCTCAGCATCCATGTCAGCAGCTCTTCTGCTACGCCCAGTCAGGAATGCCTTGTTCTGAAAGTCATAAATGAGTTCACTCATATACAACGTTATCGTTAAATCTTTTCTTGCCATACTATGATATTTTTGTTCGTGTTGGTTTCTTTTTGAAAAACGCTTTATCCTTGATGTCGAGCAATAATGCAGCAGCGTTATCTGCATACTCCTTCACCTTGTCGTTGGCGGTAATCTCACACCACTTCCCGATGATGCTGTTCACCAAGAATGAGTTGGCAGAGGATTTGATTGATTCGAGTAGGTTATCATCAAATCTGCTAGGCATTTCGAGTTGCCAAGTGATAGTTACGTCTGCTACTGAGACTCCTGAGATAAACCGTTTCAGCACGTTTCTCAACGAATCGAGCGATTCATTGAAGAACCTATCAATCATCGTCAGGTCTGCATCCGTCACAAATACTTGGTCAAATGCCGACTTTCCATCCTCCAGTTTGTTCTTTGCGCCTATGTAGGCAGTAGTCTTTGCCACCTCCTCATAGATGTCACTTTTCGTGATTGTCAATGTGAAATTTGCCATTCTTTATCTTTTTATAGAGTTTATAACCTAATACGATTAGCAGCATGCAGAGTGCTCCAAAAGACCATACTGCATACTTCAACTGAAACTGCTCCCACTTGGAGAGTTGTTTTTCTACTGGGTAGAGAACTGGGATGGAGTCTCTTTTCAGGAAGGAATCCACCTTCACCTTATACACATTTTTATAAATGCTCTTCTCATGCCATCGGTCAAGAAAGCAAGTATCTCCCTTCTGTCTGAAGAAGATTGAATCACGCACAAAAACGCTGTCAGAAGTATGCAGCGTATCGTGTTTTACTACGTCCCGACATATAACTTTTTCCATCGGGACGTATTTTGTCTTGCATCCCGACAGAAGAAAAGCCACCAGCAAGATACCAATCACGTAGAGTGCTACTTGCCAAAAATCAGTATCGTACCATTTTACTTTCATAGGCTAAACATTAAAGACCTTCTTTGCTCTTGTAAGAAACTTTCGTCTTGATTTCAAGCCGTTGGTTCCACCATTGATTGTCTTGGTAATAGCCACGAAACTATCACTATCAGCCAGTTTGTTCAGGTCATGTTTCCACCACCACCACATAGCACTCTTCGTTGCTCCTAGCGGAAGCTCCAGCAACTGAGGATTCTCCATGATGTCACCAGTGCAATACTTGCTGTTCTGATAAGCCTGATAGTTGGCTCTGCCAGTAATCTGAATCAATCCCCTACCCCGATACTTGTAGCCATCACCATCTTTAAGGTTGCCGAGCATGTTCTTCAACTTGCCAACATCATACTTATGGAAGTAGTCCTTGTTGCCGAGTTCCTTGGTGTATCTCAGTTCACCACTTTCATGTGCAATTTGAGCCAAGAAATGAGCCATTCGCTTAGGAGTATCAATATGGAACACCTCAGCATAGCCATTGATATAAGGAAGAAACGCATCCACCTTATCCTTGGCATTCGGCATAATAGCCAAAATCTGTTCTCTTGTTACCTTCATATTACTTGCCCTCCTTCACTTGTTTCAGCATACTTGCGAGTTCATCCTTCACCTTGCTCTCAAAGTTGCCTAGTTTTGTCTTGAAATAAACGTTTACCCCGAATATTGCTCCAGAGTAAACCAATGTCTGACTGACATACCACAGCACACCATCAGACACCACATAATTGTTGAGAAAGAATGATAGGAAGGTGAGTACAACACCACTCACTAGCATTCCTATAGCTGCACCATATTGCAATCCTTCACGTACATTTGGAGTCATATCTTATATTTATATATTATTAATAATATGCAAAGATAAGAAATGATTCCCAATTAGTTACTTTATCCGTTTATTGTGTGCCATATTTTGCTGGTAGGATGCAAGCAGTCAGGGTCTTGCAGATACTCGATAGCCATCAAAACCACCATTTCCTTCAACTCATCAGCATCTTTGCTATATCGCTCCAGCATCACATGATGGTCACTTCTCATCAGGTTCATAGTAACAGCCAAATCATGGGTGGTATAGTCAGAAATATCATCCTGATGCTTGTCAAAGGCTTCTCTTATCTCATCATCCGTGAAGAAAGGAGCCATGTGCTTTGTTCCATCTGCATCCTCATACCACATCTTGCTGATAGCATCATCGGCAAAGTGCTTGTCAAAATGCTCTTCGCTCAACACACCATACACCATCGCACAAAGATGATGCTCCTCCACATCGCTCAACTTGCATGAGAGATACTTGCCGACTGCCTTAGCTATAGCCAACATCTGTTCAGGAGCCATTTCCTGCTGATACTTTTCTACGAAATCTACGAAATTCATACCTATACAAATTAAAAGTTTATGATGTTGCAAAGATACGAATTTCTTAAACGCAGCACCATAAACTCGTAGATATTTCTGTAGCTATCTGAATATCAAACAAATACAGTTACGATAAAAACACCTCCTTTCTTTATTCGTCCTTAAATCTGGTTCTCTTCTCTCCACCCCTCGTCCAGATGTCGCTTTTCTTGCGTTTCGCCACCTTTCCGATAACGTCATTCTCGTAAAGTTCGGGCTTATTCTCCCTACCTTGGGTCTCTGAAGCAACACCACCATTCGGGTTGCCACCTTGGCTGGCATCAGGTTTCCCATTGCCATACCATTCCTTGTCACTTGGTTTGTCTGCAATCATAACTATAAACTATAAATTATTAACTATAAACTAAGCAGCAAGCGGTGGGTTCTGTCCGTCAGGACTCACCCCCTGACCGCTCATCATCTGCTGCAACATCGCCTGAGCCTTCGGATTGCTCTGTGATGCCTGAGCAATTTGTGCTTGAAGCTGAGGAGAGAATCCTTGTGGAGTCTCACCATTCTGAATGGCTTGCTGGTTAGATGCAACCGATTGCAGCAACTCCTCTCCAAATGGGAAATCTCCTACTTGCAGCAACTGCTCCAGCGTGATAGCCTGATTCTGCCACAAGGTCATAAGGAACTCATTTGCCATCTGTCTGTATACAGGAGTAGCCGTACTTTCCGTGATGTTGATGTCAAACTCCACGTCTCGTATCTTCTTAGGGTCATAGCGCACAATCTGTCCTGCCCTACCAACGATATTGAAGTTACGAGCCACGTCATAGTACTGCTGCATATTCTTCACGGTCTTGTAAGCACCATCAATGATGAACTGGCTGAATGTCTCCAATATATCAAGCAGCGACATGGTAGCATTCTGAGTCTGCTGTGCATAGAGCGAACCGCTCGTACCTGATACTCCTGGTTTACCTTGCAAGGCTCCGTTCACTCCCGATATATCCTCAAAGAACTTCAACTGATAGCTGAGCAAATCACCGATACCGATGTTCGTAGAGTTGTTCGCCACTTGCTGAGGAACCTGACCGCTCTTATTTGGCTTGTATCTCACCACACCATTGAACCTACTCCACTCATCACAGAAATCATCCCAACTCATATCATCAGGAAGACAATCCTCAGGACAGAGCAGCACACCCTTGGCACTCGCACGCATGATGAAGTCATACATCGTGATAAGTCGGTTCACGTATCTCTGCTGGTCAATCACATCTTCCACGAAGCTGTGAATCTCGCCATCAATAAACGGATAGAACTTAAAGCAGTATGGATGCTCACCATGAGCATAAGGAGTCTCGCCTTCTCTCAGAATATCACCGAAAGGAGAAAGATAGTAGAAATGCCAGTAATCATCCATAAACCACTCGGCATCAATCAGAGGAATATCCTCTTCCAGCATGCCAGCAGCCATACCTCGCCTGATTCTGTCTCTGTTCTCTGCATCTACAATATCAGCCTTATCCTCAATATCAATCTTGAAATCATCGCCATTGTTGTAGTCGTGGCATCGGTACCTTGGCTTACTCTCCTTGCGCCAAACCTCAATCACTCGGCAGAGCGAAGGGTTGGCAGGATTCATAAAGTCGATAGTCTTAGGGTCGAACTCACCGAATCGCTGAGTGCAGTCTGCAATCACGAAATCTCGGTTAGCCGCTAACCGGTATATTTCCTTCAACTTCCTAGCTTCAGCAGGAGACTTGGCAAACTCTCTCAGTACGTTGCCGATGGTAATGTCATGCACCTCACCCAAACAACTCACGTCCCAACCACGGAAATCCCTCATATTGTTGTCTATGAAGAAATTGTTCGGATTCACGTAGTCAGTCCAGCAATCCAACCTACCTCTTCGCCATCCATACTTTTTCTTATAGATAGCAGCACCGCTTATCAGGAACTCTTCCATGGTTCGTGCATCCAGTTCCGTCTCTCGGTTCAGTTGTCGGTTACATTGCAGCACCACGCTCATGGTCTCACCATATCGTTTCTCATCCTTATCTCTGGCATTGCAGGTAGGTTCCTTGCTCTGTGAGCGATATACACCCAGCACATTCTTCACCAACCTACGGATAAGGTTATTCTTCAATGGTTCGCTACCCTGCTCACGGATATAATCTTCCTCCCTGATACGCTTAGTAAAACCACACTTGCTTTTGAACTCAATGGTATCTCCCCACTGGTCTCCATAGCAGTATCGCTTGTTTCGTAATCTTCTCTTTCGGAAGTTATCCATGTTGTTATAGTATCGTTGAGCCTCCAGCAAGATAGAGAAGGCACGCTCGTAAGGCTTGTCAAATCGGTTCTTGGATGCCTTCACGCTATCCAGTTCTTCCTTGTCAAGTACCCTACTCAACGATAGCAGTTTGGTTTCTTCTTTCTTCTTTGCCATAATTTATGATGTTGTAGGTTCAACAATATGTGCCAACTTTCTAGCCACTCCAAGGAATCCGCTTGCAGTATCGGTATCGCCAAGGCTGACACAAGTGAGATAGCCAGCCATGTAAAGAATAGAATCTTTCAGGACGGAAGGCAGACTGATTTTCTGTTCGGTAGTGATAGATGGAACCTGAACATAGATGAATGCCAACGTAGCATCCTGCTTTGTGCTGGTATATAGTTCGATACTCTTGCCGTTAGCCGTATGCACGATAGCCGCAATCGGTCGCTCAGGATTTCCCCTAACTCCATATTTGCAGTTCTGATACTTGTAGGCATCATCACTCTCTGAAATGATTTCAGCAGGACGGTTCCAGCCTTCTGCCTTCACAGAAAGTATTCTCAGCATATCGGTAGGCAAGACCATCTTACCCACGTAATAGCCGTTGCTATCCGTCCACGTTACAGCATTCTTACACGAAGTACCTTCCACCTCAGGAGCATCCGAAAGAATGATTCTTGCTGCATCTACGATTTTACTCTCAATAAGTTCTGCTTGCGAGAGTGTATCAGAATCGCTAGGAGCCAGCAAACCAGCAGACTCTTGGTTTCTATCCAAGAGCACCTTCACCTCTTTCACTAAATCAGATACAGCATATTCTACCATTACTCTAAACCCTCTAGTTCAACACCATTTTCTTTAGCAATCGCCAAGATGTCTTCCTTGGTCTTCATCTTGGAACGACTCACACCGAAGGTCTCAGCCAGATAATCCTTGGCATCCTCAAAGTCTGTAACGCTGTGGGTCTTCTTCTCGTCAGCCACCTTCTTCTTGGTCTTGGCAGCAGCCTTCTTCTTTACCTCAGCAGCTTCCTTCTTCTCGTCAATACTCTCTGCCAAGAAGAACTTGTCTTTGAACCAATAATGAGACTCGATAGCCTTCTGTACCTTAGGGTCTCTTGTCATATAGACACTACTGCCCATGGTCTTACCCTCAAAAACAATACGCATCCGCTCGTTACCTACCATAACGCTGAAAGCCAAATCAGTACCTGCTTGATATTTATTAAACATGATTATACCTTATTATATATATGTGTTACTAAAAAAGGGATGGGGCTAGTGCCCACACCCCTCACTATTTGATGAATAAATTGCAATTCTACTTGCTTTTAGGCAGCAGCCTTGGTTTCCTCTGTATCAGAAAGGATATCTGTTGCAGGAACCGCAGCAAGGCGCATACGAGCGTGTGCCTTAGGGTACTTCAAGTACAGACAAGCTACCTCCTGAATAACTACTGCATCGGTGTTACGGATGCCAGCCTTCTTCAAGTCGAGCACGTTTCGAGTCCAAGACAAGTGTACTCGCTTAACCAAGAACTCAGGGTCAAGAGCAAAGCCGCAGTCACTCATACCGAAGATGTCAAACAACTCAGAGTGAATCATCAACACCTCACCGAAATCGGTCTCCCAACTCTTGAACTTCAAGTCCCAAACCTCAACGGTGTCCTTCAAGCGGAACTTGTCAGAATCAATCTTACTGAATGCGCTCACGAAGTCTGAACCAGCGATAATCACCTTGCGCTTGTTGCCGATACCAGTACCAACAAACAAGTCCTTTGAAATGTCAACCAATTCCAAATCAGTAATCACTCGTTCATTCTTGCCGTAGCCCTTCTTAATATCGTCAGCAGTAGCAACATGACCTACCTCAATATCCTTACCAGCCATCCACCAAATACCCTTGGTAAACCACTGGGCAGAGTTGTTCTTGGTAGTATGCTTGATACAAGCCATATCACCGAAGAGATAAGTACCTTCCATCGCAAGACGCATATCATAGATACTATCCTCCTCGATGTCAGAGAAATCCCAGTCTACTCGCTTAGCTGCAATCTTATTAAAGGTACTCTCCTCTACCTGAATCATGAAGTTCTGGCAGTACTGAATCTCAGAATCAGGAAGGTTGTTGAAACGACCTGTCTGTACATCCAACTCACCGCAACTCTTAGCCATACGGATAAGTACCTGACCCTTCTTCAAAACAGGAATGCCGATAGCCTGCTTGCTGACCAACTCACCATTTACAGCATACACAATAGGATAACCCTCTGTATCTTTACCGCAAACGCAAAGTTCCAAATCAGGAGTAGGAGCATCTGTAATTGTTGAATAGGCAACACCCTTATAGTTGGTAATAGCCTTCACACCCACCACTCGGATGGTATCATCCAAAGTAAACATTTCAGGGTCTTCTACCTTCAATACCATAGATGTACCAGTACTCTTCGTGGTATCCTCCTTGACGGTTGTCTTGATAGGACGTGTACCGATACTCCAATACTCAACTACAAACGAACTAGCAGGCTTGGTTGTCGCATAGCGTGAAATCTGGTCAACTGGAGTAGCCATCGGACGAATCTTGGTAATCTTGTCGTTGATGTCGTTCTCATAGAACTCCGTACCATTCCTCGTTAAAGTGCTCACGACCTTTTCCCTCAGTAGCGATACCATCATCCTGACGAGCCGCACCACCATTGCCAGCATCATCGGCAGCAGTAGCACCACCAGCTTCCGCAGCATGACCACTCTCGGTAGTACCGCCATCAGGCAGAGCCGCCTCAGCCATGATAACCTGACCATTCACTCCAAAAATAACTGCCATAACCATCAGGAAGACGGAAAGCAGCCGATTAAATGTACTTTTCTTCATTGTTATCCTAAATTAATTAAACATTATATATTATCTTTTTACCTTTTCTCATTATCGAATGTGTGTTCTCTTCTCGTTGCCACGCTGCCAGATATTACCCCTACGTGATATTCTACCAACAGCACCAAGGTCAGGCTGATTATCCGTAGGCTTGGTCTCCGCATTGGCAGAATCAAGGTCGGCAGTACCATCACCCTTCTTTCTCAGTTCAAGGTTCTTGACGTGCTTGCTGTTCTTGCCACGAACCTCACCTTCATGGGCAGCATCAGCCACATCAGTATCATGGTTCTTAGCCTTGATGAAAGCAGTAATCATTTCCTCTGTAAACTTGCCAGTCACCACATTGCGCATAGTCTGAAAGCACTGGTCAATTGCATCATTCACAGCTTCCTCGCCATACTTCTCTTCCAACTTGTCGAATACCTCATAGCTGGAAGGCATATTCTTGTCATACTCCTCCTGCAATTTCTTGCCGTTGGCAGCATTCTGCAAGAACTCCGACTGAGCCGATGCAATCTCATCCGCATTATCAGGGTCTGAATAGTAGTCAATGGCATCCTCGCCATGTGTACGAATCAACTCAGCGTAAGGACTCTTGCCAGCCTTCATCGCTTGAAGGAAGGTAGCCGCCTCAGGGTCACTACCCAGCCAATCGCCCATCGCCTTTTCATTATCCTTATAACCCTGCAAAGCCTTCTGGTCGGCATCATAATCATCATTGATTGCCCCATAGATAGACTCATCATCCTCATACTCCGTATTAGGATGGCGGGTCTTCAAACGCTCCAAAGCCAAGTCTCTCTTGGTCTTGGTGTCTTGCTGTTTTGCAGCACCAGCATTCTGCTCAATATTTGTATTTTCGTCCATATATATATGTGTATATTTATAAATCAATGCCCAAAATTAATGCTTTTTTCCGATTTTCATCTTTTATCCGTTAATTTAGTCTAATCGGATGCGACTAATTCAATACTTTTTTGTATATTTGCAGGGTCAGATATGAAATATAAGGATTCACGATGCTATTTTATAGAGGAACGTGATGCTGATTTATTGAGGGCTTACAAAGAAATTATTAATGTAAGAGACAATATCAGACTCTCAGAGATTGAGGAAAAGCTAGCCCAATCTCCGAGCAGAAGATTTTGGGTTTCAGAAGACCGTGCTTATATAGTCATATTAGACTTACTGAAAGGAAAACCTCTTGATAATATGATACCTACCCGAAAGGAAATGTATCAGGAGATTTTCAGACGATTCCAGATTCATAAGAATAATGAGCCATATCTCAGTAATATGGATATTATCAAACGTGTATGTGCTGAAAAAGCACCCAGTTTCTATTTGACTCCTCAAAGCATACACGTAATTCTTAGCAGGGTGAGAAAGGAGGAGAAGCAAAGATGCTACGAGATACGAAAGAGAAGATTGCGCTTTATGCTGGGTACATTATAATAATGTGTATCACTTTTCTTGGATATGATGGCATGGGTCTCTTTGACGATTGTTCTATTCAGAACCGACTAAGCTACCCTTTCTTTCATCAGAACATCTTTCATGCTGCCATCAACCTTTATGTCTTCCATCAATGCTACCGAGCCATCCCTTGTGGCATCGGTCACTTGGTGGCATTCTATCTCATAGCCATCAGCTATCCATTCACCTCTTCCCTACCAATCATCGGTCTCAGCGGCTTTATCTATGCTTACATGGGCTTTATCGCCCCATACGTGGAGAATAAGGTAAGATACAATCTCACCATTCTCCTATATATCTGTGTTGGAATCTTCTTCCCTTGCATGGCAGTTGGAGTCCACATCTATTGCTATGTACTTGGTCTGTTGTGGGGATATTTAAATGCACCGCTATGCCAAGACAAGTAACCGCCAAACTGACTGATGCTGTAGACAAGCATGTGCTTGGCATCCTGAAAGAGAACGAGAAACGCATCAAGGAAATCAACACGCCCTTCAATCCTATCAAGGGTGAAGGTTGTGGAGATAAGCGATTCCTGCTCTTCCTTCCTGATTTCCCGATTCAGAGACAGCAGCTTCCAGTTTCCATGAAGAAGATTCCGCTCGTCAAGATGCTCATCGAGTTTGGTAGCTGCAAGGCGGTAATCGAGGAACTGCACAAGGATATAGACGAACCATACGACCTAGAAGAAGAGATTGAGCAACTGGTCGAGCAGTTCACTCGCATCAGAATGAAACACGACCCTTTCTTCTTCTTTGCCACATTCATCTATATCAAACCGAAAGGTGGAGGTCTCCCCTTCCGTTTTGTGCTCAGAAGACCGCAGCGCAGACTGCTCAGGTGGCTGGAGGAGCGAAGAAAGAAGAATCGCCCTATCCGACTCATCCTGCTGAAAGCCCGACAATGGGGAGGTTCTACGGTTATTCAGATGTACTTTCTCTGGCTGCAACTCATGTGGCAGAAGGGTCTCAACTCGCTCATCGTGGCTCAGGTCAAGGACACAGCAGAAACCATCAGAGGTATGTTCGAGGAAGCTCTGAAAAACTTCCCGACCAAGTTTCTCTACGAAATGGGAGAAGCGTTCTCTGAGAACGAACCGAAGTTTGTTGGAGTGGGAACATCAGGCAACGTAAAGAAGGTTCCTCAGCGATTCTGCAAGATTAAGGTTGGTTCCATGGAACGACCATTGTCAGCCAATGGTGAAGACTACAACTTGGTACACCTTTCCGAGGTGGGTTTGTGGAAAAAGACAGATGGTAAATCTCCTGAGGAGGTAGTACAGAATGCTACCAATGGTATCTTATACCGACCATACACGATGATTGCCTACGAATCCACCGCCAATGGTACTGGCAACTTCTTCCACAAGGAGTGGCTTGCCGCCAAAAAGGGACAATCTCAGTTTGAGCCGTTCTTCGTTCCTTGGTTCGAGATATACGATATGTATCATCTCGAATTTGAAAGCAAGAAACAGAAGGTAGAGTTTGCCAAATGGCTATACGAGAACCGCAATAATACCAACACGATGTCCGACCGAGAAGAGCCGTGTACCTATCTTTGGAAGTTATGGACACTGGGTGCTCCACTCGAAGCCATCAACTGGTATATTGCCGAGCGCAAGAAGTTCACCGACCATGCCGATATGGCTGCTGGCTACCCTACCGATGATATTGAAGCATTCAAGCATTCAGGAGCCAAGGTGTTTGCCGAAGACAAGGTTGACAAGTTCCGCAAGGGATGCCGAGCACCTAAATTCATCGGTGATGTTTATGGTGATGGCTACAAAGGCAAGAAGTGTATGCTGAATGTACGGTTCTGTGAAGACAAGCAGGGGCAGTTGTGGATATGGAGCAAGCCTGAGACCTTTGACGATTGCAAGGTAATCAACCGCTATCTGGTCGTAGTGGATATTGGTGGACGTAGCAAGAATGCCGACTGGTCTGTTATCTGTGTCTTCGACCGCTATTGGATGATGGAAGGTGGCAAGCCGTATGTGGTAGCCCAATGGTATGGGCATATTGATATGGACTTGCTGGCATGGAAGGCGGCTCAGATAGCCAAATACTACAACGATGCTCTATTGGTCATAGAATCCAACACCTTGGAGACGAAAGACAAGGAGCACATATTGGAAGGTGGTGACCAGTCTGAGTTCATCCTGAATCAAATTAAGGACGTATACGACAATCTCTATGCACGCAAGCAGAGCGAATCAGACATCAAGAATAAGGTTCCAGTGAAGTACGGATTCCATACCAACGTGGCAACCAAGCCAATGGTTATCTCAGTATTGGTTCAGGTTATCCGTGAACAACTCTATGTAGAGCGAGACGATAGATGCTTAGATGAATATCTCACCTACGAGAAGAACGGAACCGTATATGAGGCAGCAGACGGAAAGCACGATGATTTGCTCATGACCAGAGCCATCGGACTCCACATCTGTTTCAACGAAATGGAAATGCCTAAGATGATTTCCATTCAGGCAAGAGTAATGAGAAGAAAGGTTTCTGTTTCGGCAGCAACCATCATATAGTTTCAAACAATTAATAATTACGATTATGAAAGTAACAAAGATTTTCAAGCGCATCAAGTGCGAAATCATGTACCGCCAAGCTACGGCTAAGGCAGACTACGCATCTAAGAAGAACAATGGTGAAATCTTCTACGTCCTTCCTACGCAGAAGGGTAACCTCATGATTATGAACCGCCCTCTATTCGAGGCATTCAAGAAGACAAAACTGGTAGATAACGACATGAAGGTCAGAGACCTCTTCAAGGATTGTGTCTACCATACCAACTGCAAGAGCAAGAAAGGAAAGGAAAGCCGCAAGCGCAAGTTCATCCGATGGAAGGGCTTAATCTAAAAAATATTCCGTCTAAATAAACGGATAAAAGATAGGTAGAGAAATTTCTGCCTATCTTTGCACTATTATTAATAATGTGTATCAAATATGATTTATAAAATTGTACAAGGCAACGCTTTCAAACTCCACATCTTGGTCAGAAAGATGGATATGTCTAAGGAGTTCAACCGCTTGGTTGACTTCGATATGACTCAGGCATCCGACATCAAGGTGGAACTGCAATGCTGTTTCGATGATTCCATCATCGTGCCCACGTCCATCGGTGGCATAGAGCATAATGTGCTGGTGTGCAATATCCCATCCACCCTTGACATCGGCAACTACAATGTAGCCGTATCATGGGTCTACGATGGTTATGCCATGAAGAGTGTGGAGCGAAACATCTTGCAGATTATTGAGACCAACAATAGGGTGAAGGTTCCTTGTGGAGTCTTCCAAGGCGAGACGGTTGGCATGTTCGACCTTCGATATTACATGGTCACCAAGAACCAGTCAGACTGCACATTCGTCTACTCATTGGATGATGTTACCCTCTCCTCTACTCCTGCCACATTGAAGCTGGGCGAGAAGTATGAGGCAACGCTGACTCCAGCAGAAGGTTTCAATCTCGGTTTGGTGAAAGTAGTCATGGACGGAACCGACATCACAAGAGAAGCCTACAAGGATGGCAAGATAGAGATTCCAGCCGTATCAGGCTACGTAAACATCATGGCAAATGGCGATGATAACATCTACTATTACGGAGCCACCGCTGCAAAGGATATGTGCCAGTTCAACATGGAAGACCTTACCAAGGTAGTGGGCGACATCGTAGACAAGTCTATCAACATCACCACCACCAAGGAGAAACCATACATCTGGTTTGCCAGCCGTGTGCCAGTAGAGTTCTATCAGTCAGGACTCACCGCATCCCTCTACTCCACCAAGGTAGGCGACATCTACTATTATTGGACAGATGAGTTGAAAGCAGGAGAATATATATATAACGCAAAATTAAAATAATATGGCAAAAGAAACCGTTTATAACAACACGCTCGTAAGTGGAGCAGCCGACGAGACCTTGACATACACTAGATATGTCAAGGATGAGAGTTCGGGTAAATCCACCAAGGAGCTTCTTGACGAGAAGGTCAACAAGACCGACCAACTCGGAACTACGCAGATTGCCGACAAATCCGTTACTACAGAGAAGGTGGAGGAGAAAGCAATCACCAATGCAAAGTTGGGAGACCAGTCTGTTGATGGTAGAGTAGTCCGTGAGGCATCCTTGGAGTCCAAGCATTTTTCCAACGAGTCTGTAACAACAGAAAAGGTAGCAAGAAAGTCTATCACCAAGGACAAACTTGCCGACAATGCAGTCGATGCTTCTCAGGTAGTAGATGGCAGCATCGACAACGCCAAGTTGTCTCCCGATTCTGTAACTACCGAGAAAATAAAGGATGGTTCCGTCACAAATGAAAAGATAGCAGATAACACGCTTGGCATCGGAAAGCTCGACCCAGAGCTTCGCAAAACCATTCAAGCCGCCACTGGTCTTCCTGAGGATTTGACTCAGATGATTCAAGATATAGACCAGTCTGTCAAGCAGCTTCATGAGAAGGACACAGACCTCCAGTCTCAGATTGATGATAAGCAGCAGCAAATCACCGCCAACGATGAAGACATTTCTTTGTTGCAGACTCTCAGTACCCAGATGGAAGAAACCATCAAATCTATAGCCGCTACTGGTGGTGCAAGTCAGGCTACAGCAGTTACCTATAATAATGATAAGTCAAAACTTACCGCAGTCAATATCCAAAGTGCAGTAGATGAGGTTGTAGACAAGGTTTCCATCAAGGACGAGGAGGGAAATGTTCAAGATACTCCATTCAGAGTAATCGAAAATGAGGAGTTTATCATGGCTGTTGTAGATTCAGAGAATAGACTTCTCTTTGGTATCTACAGAGCAACTGGAAAGCCATATTTTCCTCTCAATGAAATGTATCACGTTGAGCAGAATGAAGAGTTCTTCGCTGTTTGGCTTGATGCTGCTAACCATGTACTCTTTGGTATCAGAAGAGACGGAGAAATCATTGGTGAAATCCATGCTGTCAATGCCTTGAAGCAAGTTATCTCTCAGCTTCAATATGACTTTGCATCATTGCAGGAGAAGGTAGGTACAATAGATACCAACCTCAAAGAACTTCTTGACGTTTTCTCTTTGCAGGATAACGAGGAATTTCTTGCAGTTGAGCAAGATGCAGAAGGCAAGGTTCTATCTTCAACAAATCATGATGGTAGCCACTATATCTACAACGTAAAGTCTGAGACTATTCTGACACAAATAGAAGAAAAAACTGACATAGAGAATAGGCAAGAGATGACATTGGACGAAGAAGGACATATTCTTAGCTACAGAGACAAGAATGGCGTAAAACATGAAACTGCTCTAGATGTAGAACATTTTAGTATGAAAGGCGAATCTATTGATTTTTCCAATTATGCAACACAAGACGATGTTAATGGCATTGAACTTAAAAACATCGATGGGGTTTACGACAACTCAAAGCCTAATTTGTATCTTACATCACAAAAGACATACACAACGGCTGATGGAAAGCAATCTTTCACTCCTCCAAATGCAGGTGCAGAAATGAGTAACAAAATACCTTGTAAGCCAGGAGAATGGTTCACTAGGACTGGCACAGCTACAGGTATGGTTGTTGTTTCAGACAAAAATGACAATAACGCAAAAAGATTGATGCCAAACGGAAGTCTGCCTAAGGCAAGTGTTCAGGTTCCAGAATATTGGGATTGGGCTGCATACATACGTTTTGCCGTGGCTACTTACGAAAATAATGTTACCATAAACCGAGGTAAGTATGCTGTAAGTGAATCTAGTGAATCTGTTTCTATTCCAAAACTTAAATTGAATGTTGCCAATTTCACGAAGGAAACCAAATATCTAAAATCTCCAAATGGTACTTTCTTTGAGCTTTCTGTAAGTGATAAAGGGGTATTGTCTGTAAAGGAGATAGACAAAGACCTTGTGGCACCTTTCGATGTACCATCAGATTTAAAGTTCACTATATCCAACCCTTCTGGAGGTGCTGCTGTTTTTTGCGGAAATGCCAATCGGGTATTGCTGCATAACGAGAAATATCTGTATGAGGTCAAGGAAACTGGATTGACAAAGTTTCTTTCCATCGCTGACAGCTCTGCTTATTTCTACAATGTCGAGCATCAGGTAAACAGCAGTGGTAAGTCAAGAATTGTTGCATTGCTAAAGGTTGACCCATTCAAAGGCCTTTGCGTGTTTGATGAGAACTTCATCCTAATCGACCAATTAGCAAGTCCAAATTATGATACTCATGACTTCATCTACATAGATGATTTCCATTACATCGTGTATTATCATAGCGACGTACTGACAATAGATGGACACATGACTTATTCTGATACTTTGGAAGAGTGGAAGAATGGCAAGATGATTGGTTCATACACCCTCAATGACCAAGATGTTTTAAAAGATATTCTGTTTGATGCAGATGTGCATTCTACTGCACCTATAGCAGAAACCCATACAAATACTATTGGTTTTGATAGGACTGAAGACAGAATAATTGTAAATCCAAAAAACTGTTGCTCTTGGATAATTCTCAAAAGAACTGTTAGCAGTGAAGACAAGGTTACATTTGGTCCAGTACTGGAACAAGTTGGTGGCTTGCCATCGTCTAGTAATTATGGTGCTGTTGCAAGGAGAATCAAGACAGACTCATTGGCTCAGTGGTTCTTGTGTCATGATGTGAAGTATTGGGGGCTGAAAGAGATTAGTGGTGTGAGTTATCCTACATATACACTGTTCGATAACAACTACTTAATGAAAGAGAACCCTCGAAACAATCCTACTTCAAATCCCACTGGTGCAACAGATAATGCAGCCACTTGCTCTAGAATTGTGCAACTAAGCATTGATTGGAGTAAAAGGAAGATTGTGGAGTACAAGGTGTATGTCGTTCCATCTTATTATTCAAGTGTTATGAGTAGTGCATGGATGATGGATGAAGGTATGTTCTGCATAGATTATGCTATGATGGGAACAATCATATTTGCAGACTTCACAACGGAAGCAACAACAGTGTCAGAAGACAACCATCTGTACACGAATGCTAAGATTACATGGAAATTAAAGCAGCAGAAACTTTTGTATAGGGCAAATATTTATTAATTCAAATAATATATAATTATGGGAAAATGTTTAATAACTAAACTTAGTGGCGTCGTTCAGAATGAAGACCTGCTTAAAATGGGAGAATTGGAGATAATCTTGAAAGGCAACTCATCATCAGGTAAGCGTATGCCTTCATTCACCTTCACGGAGCCAACTGTGATTAAAGCCATCAATGGTTTAATCTCAGCTGAGACTGTCAACAATGGCAACAAGGCACAAGAACTAAATATTAGTTCAGTCAGCGGAAACATGTCGTGCTTTGCTGATGGGGAAGTAAGACTTAGAGTTCAAAACAAATACAATCTTGTTACATTGTATGAGCAAGATAACGACGCTTTTGCAGATTTGGAGATTGACCTTGCAGACTTGGAATTTTGCAAGTCGCTTACTAGGTTGAATATTGGTTTAAAGAAGACCGTAAAGGGCTCTTTGGAAAACATCAAGGATTTGCCTATAACAGACATTTACTTGAATCCAGAAACTCCAAGTGACTTGGCTAATGTAAAAGGATGGACATTAACCAGTCATGCTACAGAAGGAGTATCACTTAGTAATGTATATGGTGACATATCACATATTCATACTTCTTTTGCTAGCAATATTAAAATTACTGTTATTGGCACAAAAGGTAAGTCTCTTCACGGAGATTTAGGAAAACTTGGTGACAAAATACAAATCTTTGTTAGTAACGGTGATACTAATATGAGCGAAAACTTTACTTGGAGCAGTTCAACAGTCAGACCTTCGTCCTACTCATTCATTCCTTTATATAATGTAAGATTTGCAGCAGGAACAGATGTTGATAACTATCTCATCAATGCGGCTAGTTGCAACTTTGATAGCGGACATGACAAAAACATAATCATCTTCTGCACAAATGGTACTCGTTCTTCTGCGTCAGACACAGCCTTAGCGACTATCAAGTCAAACGGATATGCTGTCTCGCTGAATGGAGTGACTTTGTAGAAACACGTAGATGAGCATAACTTGGTGTATGAGGAGCCTAAGTATGGTGAGTAAACCATACAGATAAAGAAGAAGGGAGTGTTGTTTAGCACTCCCTTTTCTTGTATTCACTCTTCAAGTTTTCTGTTTCTATTTTAACTTAGGCAGACTATCATCATCTACTGTACAAGGCAGTTTAATCACCAAGCATTTATTTTCTGGCTTCTCAAAGCATAAACCAACAAAAGCAAGAAACAGAAAATCAACAAGAAGCGCTAATACACCAAAAAAGATATAATCATAAAATGGTCTTGATGCTTTAAAAGCAACTACCATTGCAACAAATCCTGCATCAATGATGATGCAGACAAGTATACCTATAATATAAGATATAATTTTCTTCTTCATAAGTTTGAATGTTTAATTTGCTGCAAAGATAACTAATTATTTCGGTTTGTCTCTATCAATTAACATTATTAACACTCGAAACATCAAAGAACTTCTCACACAGACTCCCCATCATATAACATGGTTCCTCGCTCAGCATATCTATTCCATCCTGCTCACAGATATGCGCTACAACATGAAGAAGCTCATGACCTATGGTGTTGATGATGCTGCCATCAGATTCACAATCCCCGATGGCAAGCACACTCCTTCTTTCTGATAGGTTGGAATAGGTAAGACCCCTATCTACACTCTCCTTGGTTAGATGTTCGTAGGCTTCCATTAAAGGATTTCCATTGCAGCCAATATCCGAAAGAGCATGGCATATCTCATCGGCATCAGGTGGCTGATAACCTATGAAACATACTATGCTCCAATCGTACTTCGGAAGTTGTATTACTCTTCTTATCATAACACATCTTCCCAAGGGATAGGTACACCATTATGGCAGCAGTCGGCATAGAATCGGTTGAAGATGAAACCATCCTTCTGGTCGGCATCATCCACCATGTCCTTGATAAACTGGGCTAACTGCTCCTCATCCTTGATGGAGGACTTGTAGAAGTCTGCCCTCGCCATATTCGCCACATATACATGGTCGTAGCCTATCTTATTCTTCACCTCTACACCCTGACCAAGCAGCAAGGCATCCACCTTCTCCTTATCCCAAAACGATACATTTACATCACGCTTGGAGGAAGGGTCATACTTGTACATCAGGCTCACCGCCCACTCGCACATCTTCTTACTGAAATGATAGCCATTGTATCTGAGATAGGCAACCATCGCCTCAGGTTTGAGGTCATACATATCCAATGGCATTCTGCATTTTCCCATATTACTGAACTGAATATTAAAGGGAGTCTGGTCACGACATAAATGTCGGTGCCAAAACTCCCAAGTTAAACACTAGCGACCGCCACCATTGTAGCCGCCACCACCTCTTTCACCATAGCGGTTCGGGTAGTTCCAATCATCATTGACGTTGTTGAATCTACGTCTGTTCTCACGCTCTTCACGTTCCTCACGCTCTCTTCTCCAATCGTCACGATAATCAGGCATACGCTCACCCATACGCTCCTGCTTCATCTTTTTCAGACAAGACATAGCCTTGCTTCCAAAACCAAGCATAGACTCGATGTTGTCATACAAATCATCGAACTTATCCTCTGTAATCTCAATCATTACCATAATCTTCTTACCTTTATTAGTTCTTACTGAGCTTCAAGGCATCAGACAGAAGAGATTTGATTTCGGATAGCGTACCCTTCACTCCGTTCATGTCAGATTTCAGGTTACTGATGTCCTGCTCTTGCTGCTTATCCTTGGCAATCTGAGGATTGAGTTTGGCTATTATTTCATCACATGATTCCACTACTGCCTTATTGTAGTCAACACTCTCCAAGATACCCTTGGCTTGCCTGAGCATGGAATCAACCTCTGCGCACATGGCATCACGGCTATCGCTGACAACTACACCATTAGTTCCTGAGTTGGCTATCTGAGCCGTGGATGGCAGTTTCTCGAAGTTGAGTTGCTGTTCTCCAACCTTCACCTTTACATCAACCGTTGTGTCGAAGTTCGGCACTTGATTCGGGATGTAAGTTGTCGGGAACTTCTGCTGAGGGTCACTTACCGATATAACCTGACCGATTCTGAGAGTCGGTTTTTCTCCTCCCTTGTCTAATATGTAAAAAAGGGAATTTTGTCTTAAACCTTGAAACATTTTCTTTCTCTTTTATAGGGGCAGACATTGCTATCTGCCCCATTGTTAATACTCTGTTAGCCACCAGTTGGTTGCTGAAACCCAAGCAGTCGGATTGTTCCGCTCTTCTTGTTGATATAAGCTAGAGCTTCCGTAGTGCTTGAAAGACCAGCTCCAGTTACAGCAGAACCAGTATGGTCTACCACGGAAGACTTAGTTGTGCCAGCCGTTGTTGTTCCACTTGTAGTTCCGCTAGTAGTGCTGATGGTTGTTGCACCATTGTGTGGCACTACAATCTTGACTGGAAGGTCTTCGCCAGCAGTTGGCACTCCCTGATGAATCTTTAGCAGTACGATACTCTCACAAGGTAAAGCCTTGTAGCAGCTAGGATTGATACCGAAGTCTACACTCTCGTTGGTTACTTGAAGTGCATTGGTCTTCAATTCATAGATACCGCCAATATCAACTCTCTTGATAGGATTCCGTCTCCTGACCATTGGGAATAATGGGCTGAAAGGATAGTTTAAAGGGAACATAGTTACCTCCTTTCCTTTAACAACCACAACCTACGGTTGATGCTGCGTTGGCTGCTGCTACATCACCAGCGTATGCTCCCATAGCAGCTGCTTGGAACACCTCTGGATTGTAAGTCTTCAACTGAGGATATGGTACAGATACGGTATTAGGCAACTTGCACTTGATGCCAGCTACCTCTGCTTGCAAGGCTGCAAGGGCAGCATTCACTGGAGTGATAATCTGTGCTTGGTATGCCTGCAAAGCCTGAGTCTGATGCTCGTTTGAAATCTGTGCTACAAGAGCACTATTCTTCTCACGAAGTGCATCAAGTTTGTCCTGCATTGCCTGAGTCTGCATCTGGTCGAGTTTACCCATCAAGGCAAGATGGTTAGACTGGTTGGTGTCACGCAACATTAAGGCGTTTGCATTGGCATTGTCGTTGATGGAATGAGTCTGCTGACAGATAGCCAACTTATTCTCATAACCCTGAGTAGTGATGTTGTTGTTGGTCTGGCAGCAGCAGTTGGCAATCTGCTGAGCAATCTGCATATTACCCTGCTGCAAGGCATTGATAGTCTGCATACCGCTCATACCCACCTGATTACCTACACTCTGAACCTGAGAGGTCAAGGCAGAGATGGCACTCTGAATCTGACCTTCGGTGCAGTTCAACTGGGTAGCCAAATTGCTGAGTGCATTGCGGTTGCCACCGATGGCATCCATCAGGAGACCACGACCATAGTCATTGTTAATCTCGTTGGCGAGACCACCACGACCATTATTGCCGAAACCTCCCCAGCCGTTACCTCCCCAGCCCATGAGGAAGAAAAGGAAGATTACCCACATGAACCATCCACCTTCGCCACCGAAACCATTGTTTCCCTTCATGGCAAGGAGGACATTAGGGTCAACACCCTGCTTCTGGAGCAGAGGTGCAAGAAGACCGAGCATCCCATTGTTAGATGTGGAGCCTTCATTTCCGAATACATACGTTTTACTTTCCATATTATCCTGAATCTTTTGTTAAACATTAATTGATTAATACTACGTAACGTTACGAGCACAAAGATACGAATAATATGGATAGAGATAGATAAACTCGTAAAAGATTATATAAGTACTTGACGAGCAAAGATTTATGGTTACGGATAAGGTCGTAAATATACAGGAGGGGCGATTGTGTCTCTCCTATATATATAATGTGTAGCGATTACTAAAGGTGGATGCCGTACTTTCGTGATAGCTTGCGGAAGAATGCCTTCTTGTTGGCAAAGTATCGGATAAGCGACTTATTCCACTTCTTCTCATGCCCGAACTGGTCATGGATGCCTTCGGGTATCTTGCCATCGTGAACATACTTCTCGAAGGAAGAGATAGATTTGCCCATTTCGTGAGCACACCAGCCCTTGTTGGCTTGTGTATCATTCATCATGGCAGTAAGAAGTGCCACAAGTTCCATATCTCCTTCAGACAGACCGCAAGGGATAGGCTTGCCCTCTGCTTGGGCAACTGCTGATTCATGTGCCTTATCTGCGAGAGCACGAAGTCCAGCTTCGATGATGCTGTAATTTACTAATTGCGACATAAGCATATAAAATTAAAATGATTGTAATCAGGAACATATCACAATAGTACATATTGTTTGTGATAACGATAGAGCCGAACATGATGTGTATTACGTTGACTCCTGCTGCATATAAGAGCGGTATTCTCCACTCCACGCACAATCTGTGCAGTACCTGACCTTTCCAAAGAGAAATCGGGTAAAGAATGTAAGTGATGAAGTAGAAGAACCAGATAGGTTCCTCGTTCTCTTCATACCACAGCGTTATATCCATCTTGTTGTCGTAGAACTGAGATACACTATACCATCTGAAAAGCATGACCAATATAGGCGCATACTTGAAATAAAGCAAGTCCGTCTTAATCTTGCTGCGTTCAGGGAGTAACTTAGTTATCTCTCTAAACAAATTCCTGACCCGTTGGTCTTCGTCTTCTTCTTTTCTCATAAGCCATTGTTTTCTAAAAGTTTATATGATTGAGGTTCTTTTACTTATTTAATAAAAAATCTTAGAGGTGGCAAATATAATAATAAATTAGGAAATAGCTACATTTATACACAACTTTAAAAGTTAAACTTTGTAAATACTTGCAGATTGATAGATTCACACAAGAAAAAGGGGTAAAAAGTTTCAGATTGAAAGCAATTATCCCCCGAAAGCATAGCACTTTCAGGGGATAGTCATATATGTATTACTTCTTAGCCTTTGCCTTCTGGTTAGCCACAACTACCTTGTTAGCCTTCTCCAGCACGGAAAGAATCTTCTTTCTCAGGTCACGAATCTGCTTCATGTCCTCAGCGTTGTAGGCATCCTTGCCATCATCCAAGAAACCTTTCTTCAACTCGGAAATCTCCTGCTTGTCAAGGGAAATCTCGTCAATGGCATCAATGGCAGCCTTGTTGTTGTTGTAGTAGCCATCGCTCTGACTAGGAGCCGTATCAACCAAGAGGTCATAGGAAGTCTTGAATCCGTTCAGTTTGGTGTAGAGTTGTTTCAGCTTCAAGTCCTCGAAATCATCCTTCGGAGTAGCATGAGCCTTGTATATATCCTCGGCATTCAACTTGTGAGGTCTATACTCCTCCCCACTCTCCTCAGCACGTTCCTTCTTCTTGTCTTCCTCATACTTCTTCACCTTCACATCATCCTGCTTGTACTTCTTATACTCCTCTGAGCCGTAGAACCGCTCCAGCATTGAGTAATCGCCATCCACCTTAGCTTGTTTCTTCAACTTGCTCAGGGTATTGGCTGCACGGTCGTGGTTCTCCTTCATATTCCAGAACTCATCACCTTGTTTCTTAGTAACCGGTCTATCATCAGGATTGCTGACGAACTTACTGAATAATGGAATATCAGCCACCTTGATTTCCTTCCGGTCATTGAGCGACTTGGTAAGCAAACCGAGCACCTGACTGCCCATGGTGTAAGCACCACCGAGGTAAGAAGACAAAACATGGTCAACCACAGCAGGGTTATTCAGATTGTATCTTGGGTTACCCAAAGCATCCCATTTGTTCTGCTGCACATTAGGATAGTCGTTTCCGATTGAATTCATCATCCTTGATGCACGAACCAACCAATCAGGAGTGCCCACGTATGCCTTGGTAAAGTTAGGGTCATACTTGTTGTACTCTGTGTCCTTGAATAATGGCTTGCCAGTGAAGTCAACATTGAAAGCCAACTCAAAGACTGGGCGAATAGCATTCGGCATCAGACTGACAGCAATATTGCCATCATAGCCAGTAGGGTCAAGCGGAAGCATATCCACAACCTGACCAACCAAATCCCAACCATAGTCTTCCCAACTCTCCTCAGCCAACTCGCCACCCATCATCTTGGATGCAATCATATCTCCCAAGCCATAGAAAGCACGGAACTCCTGAGCAAGAGGAATCTTCACGAACTCATGGGTAGTAGGAACCCACATAATAAAGTTGTTTCGTCTATCCCACTTGGAGAACTGCCAGTACTTCTTAGATATATCTTTGTACCAATCCTTATCATCATCACCATCGCCACCCAAAAAGGCAGCACCCAACTGCATTAGAGCGACATTAACAATAGGTACGAGTACACCACTCCCCAACCACGATGCAGTAACAGCCGTGAACTTGAAAGGATGATGCTTGGCAAGCGCACCCAAGGTCTGCAAACTCTGTACTGCTGGGTTGATGAAGAGATAGAGATTTCTAATAGTCTGCCAGCTATGTTCTCCAGTACCCTTGCGGTTGAAGTTCAGGGTCACGTCCTTGGCATCATTCACCGCCTCATCAATGGAACGTCCATACTGAATAGAGGTCATGTAGACTGCAAAGCGGTTACTATCCTCAATCATTCTGTTAAGGAACTCGATACTATCCATGATTGTGTGACCAACCTTTACTGGGTGCGCCTTCCATCTATCCAAATCCTTCAAGTCGTTCTTGAATTTCTTCTTCAAGTCTTCCACGTCAAGCGAAGAGACAAAGCCAGTTTCACCACCATTCATCATGAAGTCATAGAACATCTGTTCCTTTGGTGTAGCGTTTCCGTTGTTTACCTTATCTCTCAACTTTCCGTTCTGAAAATCTCTCAGCATGAATCCGAGATTCCAAGAGGTAGCAAGATTCTTTCTGAGCAGATAGTTGTACTTTGCATCCTCACGGATAGCTGTAGATGCCAGCGTCATGGTCAGGTCTCGGAAGTAGTTGGAAGGGATGAAGAGAGGTGAAAGACTGGTATAGGCAGCAGCCATCTTTCTACCAACAACAGCAATAACCCTCTTACTGATACTATTTTTGATTCCTTCACTCACTCGGTGTGCTCTGGTATTGTTCATCGCCTGAGCCAACTGAGGGTCACCATTCACATAGATAACGTACTCCTCGCCATCCTTCATCACTCTTACCTCATGCTCTCTCTCCTCGCTGTGAGTCTGAGGATAGGCTATGTTCAATCCGTCTCTCTTCTGAGTAGCATCACCAGCCTGAGCCATCTGCTCCATCTTCTTCTCGAAAGCATCAATGGCAGCCTTCACCTGATTACTATTCATCTGAGAACTAATCTGCGGTGTAGCAGGAATCCACTCCTCGTTGCCGTTGGCATCCGTACTCTTCACATACCAAGCCTTGCTCAGGGTCAGCAGGGAAGTTGGATGATTCTGAGCCAAGAGCATCAGGTGTTGTTTCACCCAGTTCTTGTTGTTGAGCAGGATTCCGCTCTCTGCCATATTCTCGATGTATGCGATAGGGTCATCAGCGATAGAGGTTCGTCCATGTGCCTTCTTCAAGGTCTGATTGAAAGCACCCTTGCCGCCACCGATATAGTCCCATACTTGGTCGGCAGTAGTGCCATCCCAGCCACGAAGAGGAATATAATGGCTATACATATCTCGCACATACTGATAAGTATCTTTGCTCATCATGCCAGCCTTATAGCCATCACGGAGAATCTTCTTGGTAGCCGCATTCGTTGCATCCCAGAGGTTGTGAGTCTCGGTTACATACTTATCCTCAATATCCTTTACCAGTTTGTAGGCATCTTCCTCAAAGTCTGAGCCGTCAAAGAGAGCAGACAAACCTGAGTAATCGTAGGCAATACCATTCTTGTCGTAGCGATAGTCCATATAAGATGGAGAATATTTCACCCTTAGTGCATTGTCTCTCTGTCTCCAAGTAGTGAAGTCTACTCTTCCAAACTCCAGGTCGCTATCATTAATGATACGGTTCATATCGCCCTTGTAAGCGTTGTATGCCGCACTTCTCTGAGCCACGTCCTCAAAGTCAGCATCCAGTGACTTCTTGAAAGCCATCTGAGCATCACGCTCCAAGCCATGCTTAGCCATCATGTAGATACGGACATTATCATAACTATCACCCAGTATCTTCTTCATCTGATGATAAGCCTTTCTCAATGGCTGCAAGAACTCATTGTTGTACTCCTCAAACTCGTTCTTTCCCTTGCCATGACTTCTGTTCTCGGCAGTATAGGCATCCTCAGCCATGTTCAGGCGGTCAACACCCACTTCCTTCATAATAGCTTCCTGAGCCTTTCGGATAGCCAGCATACTATCTTGGAAGGCGATACGTTTGAGCACAGAACCCTTCTGCAACTCTCGGTTGAACTCTCCAAGGGCAGTATCATCACTCAGAAGATGCTGCTCGTAGGTTGGAGCAGTCTTCCACAGAGCCATCTGTTTTCGGTACTCGTCCACTCTCCTCAGGAAGTCAACGGCACTCTCACCAGCGTTGCGTTGTGGGATGGTTGGTCGCTGAGCATCCTTAGGCAGATTATTGTCCTTCTTCCACTGGTTCAAGTCGTGTTCAAACTGGTCATAGCGCAAGGAGAATCGGGTATTCCCCACGATATTGGCATTATTCTCATCGAATATCACGTAATTGTAATCGGCTTCCTCAGCACCGCCATGAATCATGCCAGCAGGGTACTTGATTCCGACAAAGCCTATTTCGCTCAAAGCCCTTGATGCTAATTTTGCACCACGCAAAGGTCTTTCACGGTCAAAGAAATCTTCCAAAGCATGATAAAGTTCTTCACCTTTCAATGTAGGAAGTTTCTGCATACCATTCTCAGGAGAATCAAGTTTCATTTGGATAATACGCTCAATCCTATCTTTATCATATCTCGCTCCACCATCTTTGAAATACTCGTTATCACTAAAACCATGATGGGTAATTTCCCAAAGTCTGTACCATTTTTCCAATGGGAAGTTTTGAGACTCATTCCATCCAAGGTAGTTTTCACCATTATCGTCAGGTATATCAACATCATAACGATAAGCTTCATTGCTAGACTCAGCTATCTCATTATTATTCTTTTGTAAAATAGCAGACAACTCTTTCAACGTCTCATCATCAGGGAACATTTCCAAAGCAGACTTCAAATCTTGTCTAGCGTTTTCTAAGCCCTTATCTACATCTTGGTTTTTATTGATATAATGGCTAAGCATTTCTCCAGCCTCAGCAGACATATCAATCTTATAATCAAAGCCAAACTTTCCTTTTCTATCTTTTGCACGTTGTGCGTAATTATCACCTATTTTCTTAGAGTTTGTAACATAAACACCATGCCCAAAAGTCTCACTTCCCTCACCCTCAAAAGCATGAGACAAATCAAACTTGTCAAAGCTAGCACCAGTACCATGATAGGTACGGATGCTAAACTTAGGGTCAGAGCCAGTAAGCAGAGGAGCAATCACGTGCTCGGTCAACTGGGTAGGGATTCCGTTGCCGATGATGGTATGGCTCAGGTTCTCAGAGAATGGCATCTTGTAATCATCGCTCACTCCTGATACTCTTGCGAGCACTCTACCCATGGCACGATATACCTTACCATCAGGCATCACAATCACATCACCACTCTTCGTTCTGAGTGTTGGCAGGAGTTCATCAGCAAAGGCATGAGGTACCTTTCCGTCAGCATAGGCACTTCCCATCACATACAATGGCTTGTCAATGTTTCGCCAGTCAATGCCATCAGCCTTCAAGCGAATATCCATCCAAGGAGCCACACCATTCTTCTTCTCTGTCAGGGTCGGGATAATATCAGCCACAGCTTCATACCATCCGCTCTTGTGTGCCATCTTCTTTGGCTTTTCAGGGAGTTTGCCATCACGAACCGCACGGACAATCAATCTCTCTCGGTTGGTGTAGCCGCCATAGTCAGCAGCGTTATACACATCTGCATCCCAAGTGTAGCCGTTGGCATCCAGAGCATCCGTAATAGTCTTCATCGCTTCCGAATCCTTATACCCCTTCACGTTCTCAATGGTCACCACCTTTGGCTTGATAGCATTGATGAACTCGGCAGTGCTAGCAGCAGTCTCCTTGTCAAGTTCCACCTCAGCATGGTTACTCTTTGCCTGAGAGTAGTTCTTGCAGACTGGGCTGGCATGGAAGTACTCCACCTCGCCATCTATCTGCTTAACCAACTCCTTAGGGTCAACATCACGAACATCAGCAGTAACGATGTGCTGACCGAAGTTATTGCGATAAACACCGCTTATCTTCTCGTCATACTCCACTGCCACCACTGGGTCAATGATACCCTTCAAGCCTTCCTCAACAAGACCGCCACCGCTAAAGTAGGTTCCAGCCTTAATGAGAGTGCCATCCTTCAGGGAGAACTTAGGTTCCTCGCCAGCAATCTCTGCCTTGCGGTTCTCGCCCAGAGCCTGAGCAATATGAATCATCTTCTTGTTAGCCATCTTCCAGCCGCTCGGCATATCCTCAATAGCAGTCTTGATAGCATCATCCACCTCATCAGGAGTGTTCAGACTCTTCAAATCCTCAGCCATATCTGCCGCCCCACTCTCCTTTCCGTCAGCCATATCACGGAGAGAGAAGGACACATCGCCCACGCCCAAGAAAATCTGGTCTTTACGAGCCACATCC